GGGAATATGGTATAATAATTTATGTCAGGGGCGGTACAAAATAAAAGCCCCCGACAGAAAGAGGTAAGAATTATGAAGTTCGCGAGCATCAAGAATGGCATCCGCATCACCGAGAGAATGAAAAAGGAACTGGAAGCCTACTGGTTTTGCAAAACGAGCTCGTACTGCTACGAGCTGGTTTACGGGGACGAAACGATGGATGGCGACTACGAGCGCAGCATTGTTCGCTGGAAGAAAGGCGAAGAGTACAAGCCTTCCGAAGTCGTTGCAACGCTGGCGTGAACAGGAAGGAGGAGCAAGCACCATGTCGAACGAAGAAATCATCGTCAAGTCCGCTATCAGCGCGGGCATCTTCTCCGAAGAGGAAGCCGCTGCCTACATCATGAACGGGTTGCGCCTCCCGATTCACACCTTCTCCGAGTGGAAGAACCACGGTTACATGGTCAAAAAGGGCGAACACGCCGCGCTGACCGTGAGCATCTGGAAGCCCAAGACCCGCAAGCAGAAGAAGGACGAAAAGAACGTGGAAGCGGACAAGGAGGAAAACAGCGGGTTCTTCCTCACGACCGCCTACCTGTTCACAAAGCAGCAGGTGGAAGCAATCAAGCCCGCATAATCGCAACAGAATGCCGCCTGAGAGCCGTTGGAGCAATCAGGCGGCATAATTATGAGCAAAAACAAACAAGCCGTTAGAACGCGAAATAGGAGGCATTGCGGGTAATGCCAAAGAAACAAAAACATATAGAAATAAAAAAATGAGAGTTATGAGAGTAATTTCCGTGCTATAATGTAAAATGTAAAAGCAGCAAGAGAGACGCAAGCAGTGATGCAAGCGTCTTTTTTGTTGGAAGAGGAGACTATGGAAGTGCTGCTCTTACCTCTTCGGCGGCGGGATTTATGCGCGATGCGCTTTGTTGCGTTGGCGGGGACGCGACGGACGAAGAGGAGGGGAAACTCGTTGATTGACTGGAACGGCATCAAAATCGTCGAAACGGATTGTATGCTGCCGATTGACCGCGTGAAACCATACGCGAGGAACGCAAAGAGGCATCCGCAGGAGCAAATCGACGAAATCAAGGCAAGCATCAAGCGGTTCGGCATGGACGACCCCATCGGCATCTGGGGCAAGGAAAACCTGATTGTCGAGGGTCACGGGCGACTGGAAGCGTGCAAGCAGCTCGGCATCCCGACACTGCCGTGCATCAGGCTCGACCACCTGACGAAGGAAGAGCGCAAGGCGTACACACTGGCGCACAACAAAACCAACATGGACAGCGGTTGGGACTTTACTTCACTTGACCAAGAGCTGGCGGAAATCGTTGATGTTGACATGAGCGAGTTTGGTTTCGGTGCGTCCTTGGGGGGGGCAGTCGGTAAACATTGACGAGTTCTTCACGGAAAAATCGCAGCAAGGAAAAGAACCCAAAATGATTACCTGCCCACACTGCGGAAAAACTTTCGAGAAATGAAAGTTTTCTTAGCCGCAACAAAAGTGCTACGAAACTATCAAGAAGAAATAGAAAAGTCAAAGTACATTCTCGAAAGCTACTACGACATAGAAAAATGGCAACTGCCGCACGTTAAAAAGTGCTCTATGTTTTTGCTCGATAGCGGCGCATTCACTTTCATGAATAGCGGGAAAGTGCTTGACTTCGACGCATACACAGAAAAATACATAGATTTCATCCGTGAAAACGACATGAAGTATTTCTTTGAGATGGATATAGACAGCGTTGTCGGCTATGAAAAAGTGAAGGTTCTACGAAAAAAAATAGAAAGAAGAACAGGAAAGCAGCCAATCCCGGTCTGGCATTACTCACGCGGAAAAGATGATTATATTGGCATGTGCAAAGATTATCCATATGTTGCGTTTGGCGGGCTGATGACAGACGGAGTTAAAAGAGAACAGCTGCTTAAATACATGCCGTGGTTCATCGACAAGGCGCACGAGAACAACGCCATGATTCACGGTCTCGGCTTTACACAGACGCGCATCCTTGACAAGTATCACTTTGATACTGTTGATTCCTCATCGTGGATAGGCGGTCAACGCTATGGGCTGGAATATCGTTTCGAGGATGGCATAGTAAAACAAATCAAGCGAGAAGGAAAGCGTCTTGTAAACTATCAAAGTCTGATGGTGCACAACTTTAACGAGTGGTGCAAGTTTCAAAGATATGCAGAAAACCATCTATAAGAGGTCGAAATGAAGAAAATTTCAGAACTGCAATGCCTATTGTCGGTTGTCTATGTTGCGGCGCTAATGATTGCGAATGTTGTCGAAGCAAAGCAGTCTGCTTTCTTTGGCGGCGCAATGACTTGCGGGAATCTTGTATTCCCCATCACATACATTTTAAGCGATGTGTTTTCCGAAGTGTACGGATACAGATTCAGCAGAAAAACTTGCATCTGGGCGTTTGCAATGAATATCTTGATGGTTTGTGTATTTCAAATTGCAATTGCAACCCCTGCGCCGGGCTATTGGGAGAATCAGCAAGCATTCGCAACCGTTCTTGGCAGTACGCCGCGAATCGTTGCTGCATCAACGCTTGCATTTCTGTTCGGAGACTTCGTAAACGACGTTATTTTTCAAAAAATGAAAGAACGAAGCGCAAACAGTAAAAGCTTTGGTGCAAGGGCTATCATTTCAAGCGTATTTGGTGAGCTTGCAGACAGCCTCGTATTTTTCCCAATCGCTTTCATCGGAGAAATGCCAGCAAAGACGCTTGCAGTAATGGCAATGGTGCAGGTGCTGATGAAAGTTGGCTACGAAATCGCGATGCTTCCAATCACAAGAAGCGTCGTCAAGAAAGTGTCTGCCCATGAAGAAAGAACCTGACTTCAACCTCGACATCCCGGAAATCAACTTCCCCGACACAATCGAACTTGACGACGACATAGACTTCTCCGTCGCTGACTTCTCCATCGTAGACGAGGAAGAGCAGACGCGCATCATAAAGCCCAAGATGGCAAAGTCGGCAATCTATAACAAGGCAGATTTTCAGTACGCACGCGACCTTGCCGCAAAAATCAGCTTGGAACGTAACGCACGGACTACATGCATCGTTCCGGGCAATTTCATTTTTGGCGACTTGCCGGAAGCGCTTGTGATGTATCGCGGCATCGACCTCAAAACAATCTACTGTTCCACGTTGTCGCTGTCGGAAAACAACGTGGACAGTTTCAAGAATCTGCTGCTTTTCCGCAACGTAGAGAAAATCAATCTGATGCTGTCCGGCTACTTCTACAGCCACTACAAAACGGATTTAATTCCGTACTTGTATGAGGAGCTGGACATCGACAACAAATTGCAAGTGGCGTTCACAAATACGCACATGAAAATCCTGCTGATGGAAACGCACAAGGGGAATCATTATGTGCTGACGGGGAGCGCGAATTTGCGGAGCGCGTCTTGCCTGGAGAAGTTCGACTTCGAGGAGAACAAGGAACTGTTCAACTTCTACAAGGAAGCGTTCGACAGCCTTATTGACAAGTACAAAACAATCGACTACACGAAACCAAAAATCGCAAGGGGGAATAAAGCATGGCAAGCGGTTTAGTGCGAAAGCTTAGGAACGGTTCGGCTTTGGCGAAGAAATCATCTGGCGCATACCAGCGCCGAGTAGCATACACCATCAACCGGCAGACAGGCGAAATCCGCAGGCAGCCCAAGAGGTGACATGAATGCCGAGAGGAACTCATCCTAATAGCCTTGCAAACCTGCAAAAGGGGAAAAGGTTCGGGAGCGGGAAGGACGGGGCGACGAGTGACGCGAGGAAAGCGCACGAAAAAGCAACGCAGGCGCGCAAAGCAAATTTTACCGTCAAGGAGCTGATGCTCAATCTGCTTGACGAGCCGTTGCAAAATGGCGGGACGGTGCGAGAAGCACTTGTGAAACGCACCGTCAGAATGGCAGCAGCCGGGAATTTACCCGCTTTTCAGTATATTATGCGGATTATCGGAGAAGACCCCGGCGACACCGTGACAGTCAAAACGCCGCAGTTGTCCGAGGACGCGAAAGCAGACATTGACAAGCTGCTGAAAGAGACGCGGGGCGACGTAAAATGACGACGCTTACGCGGGATGAAGTGTGGAACATTTGGCGATACCATCCCGCCGCCGTCGGCAGAATGTGCGGATTCCGTGATTTAACGGACGAACTTCACGGACGCTGGATGCAGCACATCATCTTCGGCGCGGACGATTACACGCTTCAAGCGCATCGTCTATCCTACAAGTCTTCCTGCCTTTCCGTGGCGCTGGCAATGTGGTGCGTCCTTAACCACGGAAAAAACGCGATTTTCATGCGAAAAACCGACAGCGACGTTGTGGAGAGCATCGCACAGGCGAAAAAGGTATTCGCGAACGAGGCTTTTTGCTACATGGCGCAAATCCTCATGCAGCAGGACGTTCAACTGCTGAAATCAGGCGGCAACTGCATGACGGTGAGCGTGTACGATTCGCCGCGTGGCGCTGACCAGCTAATCGGTATTGGCTGCGGTTCGTCCATGACGGGCAAGCACGCGGATTTGATTGTATGCGACGACGTGGTAAACCTCAACGACCGCATCAGCCGCGCAGAGCGCGAGCGCACCAAGGGAGTAATCCAAGAGCTGCGGAACATCGTCACCCGCGACGGGCGAATCGTCTTCATCGGCACACCGTGGCACATCGAGGACGCGTTCACGCTGGTTGCGCCGCCGGAGAAGCACGACTGCTATTCTACTGGGTTAATTGCGCCGGAGAAGCTGGAAGAACTGCGGAAATCAATGTCGCCGTCGCTGTTTGCTGCGAACTATGAGCTGCGCCACATTGCCGCCGAAAATGCGCTGTTTGATACGCCACCGACGTTTACGCCGGAAGCGGAAAAGCTGCGGGACGGCATCGCGCACGTTGATGCTGCCTATGGCGGCGAGGACTACACCGCGCTGACCTGTGCAAAGAGGGACGGAGATACGCTGTATTTGTACGGACGCTTGTGGCGCAAGCACGTTGATACGCTGATGGATGCACTGCAATCGGAGACGGAGCGCCTAATGTGCGCCCCGATTTACTGCGAAACAAACGGCGACAAGGGATACTTGGCGCGGGAATTGCGCCGCCGAAATATGGCGGTACGCGCATACCCAGAAAAGATGAACAAGTACCTAAAAATCAGCACTTACCTCAAAAAGTGGTGGGGAAATATCGTGTTTTTGGAAGGCACAGACAGGGAATATATCGCGCAGATTATGGACTACACCGAGGACGCGGAGCACGATGACGCGCCGGACAGTGCCGCGTGCTGCTGCCGGATTCTCGACAGGAGCGGCGCGAGTTTGTATGTTGGGGGGTGATACAGATGTTCACAAAAATCACGTGGCAGGACTGGCAGAACGAGCCGGATAAAGCAAAGGCAACGCTGGCGGTTATTGGTGCATACAAACGCAGCGAGGACTTCGACAAAGCTGGAATCGCGCAACGATACTACGAGGCGCGGAACGACACCGTTTCCGCGAAAGTCGTGCTGCGAGCCACAACGTCGGAGACGGAGCAGACCACCGCCGACGGGAAAAAGGTCAAAAAGAAGGGGACGGCGACGGAAGCAGTCCCCGGACAGCGCATTTATAGCGATTTTTTCCGCCGCTTCACCATGCAGCAGGCTAATTATCTGCTGGGTAATGGCGTGGAGCTTGAAGACGATGCAATGAAGGGCAAGCTGGGAATCGGGTTCGACACGACACTTGCGAAAATCGGACTGTATGCGCTTGTGCATGGCGTGTGTTGGGGGTACTGGAACCTCGACCACGTTGAGATTCTGCGTGCGTATACGGACAAAAACAGCGGGTTCGTGGCGCTGCTGGACGAACTGACGGGCGAACCGATGGTTGGGGTGCAGTTCTGGCAGATTGGCGACGACAAACCGCTGATGGCGCGTGTGTTCGAGCCGGACGGCGTGACGGTTTATAAAACGCGCGAGAATGCCTCTGATTTGGAGGTGGCGCAGGAGAAACGCGCCTACAAGCGCACATACGCGAGGGACATCACAGGCGAGCGCCTTGTGTCCGAGGAGAATTACAGCGCATTGCCGATTGTGCCGCTGTACGCCAACGACAAGAAGCAGACGGAGCTGACGCTGGCGATTCGTTCCAAAATCGACTTGTACGACATCGTTCTTTCCGACTTCGGAAACAATCTGGAAAAGGCGAACGATGTTTACTGGGTGCTGAACAACTTCGGTGGAAATTTCGACGAGGTTGCACTGATGCTGGAACAGATTCACCGATTGAAAGCAATCGCGAACATTTCGGACGGTACGTCATCCAGCACGGTAACGCCGGAGACCTTTGAAGTTCCGTATGCAGCGCGTCAAACCGCGCTGGAACTGCTGGAACGGCAGCTTTATCGCGATTATATGGCGCTGGATGTATCGGAGCTGACGGGCGGCAGCCTGACGAATGTTGCAATCCGGGCGAGTATGGCAAATTTGGACTTGAAGGCTAACGCCTACGAATGGCAGTGCTTTGACTTCGTGCAGAAACTTCTGCGGATTCTGGGCGTTGAAACCGAAACAATCCGCTTCAAGCGTCAGACGATTGCCAACGAGAGCGAAATTATCCAGAACATCTACACAGCGCAGGGCGATTTGGACAAGGAAACGCGATTGAAGCTGAACCCGATGATTCTGCCGGAGGAAATCGACGACATCATCAAGCGTGGGGAGGAAGAATCGCTTCTTGGAATCCGCATGGCGAAACAGGCGATGCAGCAGACGGAGGAGGACGAACAGAATGCTTCTGATTCTGATGGTAATTCTGGCAGTGTTGGCAGCTAACAACGTGATTATCGTTCCGGGCTGGCTCTTGTGGTTTGGCTTCATCGTCGGGACAATTGCGTACATTGACGAACACGATTCGTGGTGGGAGAAAAAGCCGTGACGGATGTGGAGCGCAACGATTTGCGCGAAGCCGCGCTGCAAATGCGTATAAAGGCGATGTACCAAGAGGCGCTTGACATCGCAACAACACGCTTGAAGGAGTTCTTGCAAAAAAAGCAACAAGTGGACGATGGCAAGATAAAGCCGCCCGCGTACTACGACACGCCCGAAAAGGTGGAGCAGTGGAAAGCTGGTTTTGTCCGGGAACTCATCCGCCAATATCGCGTGGAAGAAGTCATCATGGAGGAAATCTGCAAGGCAGGGAAACGGGCAACCGACGACATCCGGAACACGATGGGCGACGTGTACGCCGATAGCTTAGGAGAGGCGCAAACCGTCATCGAGGCGCAGGCAGACCGCGCGGGTGTAAAGGTATCGTTCGCACAGCCCAACAAGCGCGAAATCAAAGCGATTTTCGCCGCGAACGAAACAGCATTCACGAAGCTGGCGTACAAGAATTTAGGGCAGAACACCGAAATTCGCCACAAGCTGCAAAACGCGCTGGCGCTGTCATCCACGCTGGGCGAGGACAGGAAGAAGCTGATGAACCGCATCAGCGACATCACGGGGCAGAGCGAGTGGCAAGCGCGGCGCGTGGCGCAGACGGAGCGGACGCGGTCACAAAGTCAAGCGAGTTACGCCGCATCGCAGGAAGCCGCCGACCAAGGCGTAACAGTCTACAACAAATGGTTCTGCCGCTTCCAGAATAGCCGCGAGGCGCACATGGCACGGCACGGCAAGATGGCGAAACAAGGAGAGTGCTTCCCGAACAGCAACATACGCTTTCCGGGCGACCCGAACGGCAGCGCAGCGGAAACAATCAATTGCTACTGCATGATTATGCCGAAAGTCATCCTGTCCACCGAGTATGTAGACGCAGACGGCAACATCCGAAAGAAGGAAAAGAAATGAGCGGGTTCGTAGACCACACGCCGGAAATCAATCAGAAGCTGGAACAGGCAATGTTTGTCGGGCTTTTGGCGGTTGCGCAAGAATCCGTCGGCATGGTACGCGAGAAGATGGTTACGGGCTATGAGCATAAGGTCTACGACACTGGCAATCTGGCGAGAAGTATCACCGCCGACATCGACCCGGATAACAACGAAGTAACCATCGGCACAAACGTCGAGTACGCGCATTATGTACACGATGGACACGCCGGGCACGCTGTTTTCTTCCCTAAGCTGGGCGACAATGGCGAGTTCCGCGTCATGCCGGGAGGATATACCCCCGGCAGACCGTTTATGACGGACACGTTCGCAGATTCCGCAAACGCGGAACGCCTTGTGGACATCATGGCGGATGTAATCAAACAAAACATGGACTAATAACAGCAACATCAGCGCATGGCGAAGCACAGCCGTGCGCTGTTTGCATATAAGCGGAAATGCAAAGCACCGCATTTCCGCAAACAATCAAAGGCGCAAAGCACCGCGCCCCGAAGCAAAGGAGATTGAATCATGAATATCCTCACCCGGAAGAACCTGAAAGCCCTGAATGTGCCTGATGAAGCGATTGACGCAATTGTGGAAGCACACAGCGACGCAATCAACGACATCAAGGCGGAGCGGGACAAATACGCGGAACAGGCGAAGCAGATTGCAGCGCTGACCACGGAGCGCGACACGCTCAAGCAGCAGCTTGCCGACGCGCAGAAGAGCGGCGGCGACGCGCAGAAGATTCAGGAGGCGTTCGACGCCTACAAGCAGCAGGTGGAAACGGAAAAGAAAACTGAGACGCTGACAACCGCCGCGCGAAAGCTGCTGACCAGCAAGGGGATGCAGGAGAAACTTGCTGACCTTGTAATGGCAAAGCGCGGACTGGACGGAATCGAACTCGACGACAAGGGCGCAATCAAGGACGGCGACAAGCTGATTGACGCGCTCAAGGGCGAGTACGGCGACCTCTTCTCCACGCAGCAGCAGCAGGGGACACCTACCACAACCCCGCCGAGCGGCGGCAATGCCACGCACGGCAGCGGACGCGCCGCAGCACTGGCGGCGAAGTACGCGCAAGATATGTATGGCGCAGTTGCGCCGAAAGGAGCAAATAAATGAGCTTTACCAGCAAGGCAACCGGGACTGTTTACCAGCCCGGTTATTTTCTTGAGAACGCGGAGGACGCAATCCGCGAAACCAAGCAGATTAAGCAGTCAGGCGCCACCAACGCCGAAAACGGCGCGAAGTACGTCAAAATGGGGACTGTTTACCCCGCGAACGACGGCACTGCCGTCGGCATCGTGTACGAGGACGTGGACGTTACCAGCGGCGATATGCCCGGCAGCGTCGTGACGCGCGGCACGGTTTACGAGAGCCGTCTGCCCGCCGCAATCAACAGCACCGCCAAGAGCGCTCTGACGGCAAAGGGCTTCTACTTCATCGCCGCCGAAGCCGCGACGGTGCGTCCGTACTGACGAAAGGAGAATACTATGCAGATTCCATCTTTTGAGAATAACATTTTCGGTCTTATCCCCAAGGAAGAGTGGCTGGACGTTGGCTTTAACGTCAGCCGCCCGAATGACCCGGTTGACGCGCTGTTTCCCGATGAATACAGTGAAAATCTCGTGGCTAAGTGGCAGGAGATTGCCAACCAGTACCAGCTTCCCGTGATGGCTGACTTTCACAGCTTCGACAGCCGGACGAACATCGCCACCCGCATCCCCGTCGATACGCACAGCATCGAAAAGGGACTGATTAAGGTTAAGATTAACCAGTCCGAGCGTATGCGTGCACTGCTGCGTTCCGGCGTGCAGAACGACGCCATGTATGATTATGTTATCCGTGACGGCATCATACTTGCCGACCAAGTTGTGACGCGCACCAAGGTTGCCAAGAACGAGGTTCTGGCAACCGGCAAGATGACTATCAAGGAAAACAATCTCGACCTGACCATCGACTACGGCGTGAAGCCGGAGCAGACGGAATTCACGTTCGACTTCAGCGAGGACGCGGACATCCCTGCACAGATTCAGTTCGTGTCTGACACCGCGCAGGAAGCGGGAACAACGGTTGACACCATCGTTACAAGTCGCAAAGTGCGAAATCAGATGCGTGCAAACCGTGCAATCCAGAAGCGCATCAACGGCACGTTGAGCGAGGGCGCGTATGTGAGCAACGCCGCGCTGGATACGTTCCTTTCCACGGAGTACGGCATTAACCGCGTTATCACTAACGATTTGCAGTACGTCATTGATGGCGGCATCGGCGCGGACGGGCGACCGATTCGCACCACGAAGCGCTATTTTCCGCAGAACAAGATGACGTTCCTCGGCACTGGCAGCGCCATGACGCGCATCGGCGCGGGCTTGTGGGGACAGACCCCGGAAGAAACGGTCAACACCGCCAACACGGGGCTTAACGTCAACCAGTCCGGGCAGCACCGCTATGTCATGGTGTCGCAGTGGGTCGAAAATGACCCTGTCGTTCTGTGGACGCGGGCATCCGGCTTGTTTATGCCGGTTATCTTTAATCCGCAGAGCATCTGGATTGCTACCATCACAGACGCGGCGACGGGACAGTTGACGGTTTCTTCCGACGCTGGCACGGGCAAGGGCAACACGAAGTTGACTGTCAGCCCCGCGAAGGAATCCAGTTCCAACCTGTACAAGGTGAAGGCTGGCAGCACCGCGCCTACTGCGACCTATGGGCAGAATGTCCGCACTTGGAGCAACTGGGACGGCACGTCCGACCTTGCGATTGCAACCGGGCAGAAGGTGACGGTTGCGGAATGCACCAGCGACTACCGCGTGATTCGCTCCGGCAGCGCGACGGTGACGGCAGCGACCTAATGGAGGTGGAAACATGGCTGTGACGCTGGAAATGGCAATGCGCGAGTGTAACAACTTTTTTGAGCGCTGCAAGTACGCAGGGGAGATTCGCATCGCGGGCGGTAAAATCGTTCCTGATGTAGGTTCTCCGTATGTGTACATCAGCGGCAGCGCGCGGAACGACGGCGTTCACAGCCTTGTTTCTGGCGCAATGGAGGACGCAGACGGGGAGGAAACTTTCGACGGCACGTTGTGGTTTCTTTACCCGCCGCGCCCGTTCATCGAAATTGCAAAAGAATGCGCGGAGTACGAGACGAAAAACCCGACGGGGGCATATACGTCGGAATCGTTCGGGCATTACAGCTATTCGCGCGCAACCGGGAGCAACGGCGTTGTGACGTGGCAAGCGGCATTCGCGGACAAGCTGCGACCGTATCGCCATATGTACACGGAGGTGTGCTGATGGCGTGGAGTGATTTTCTGGATGACGCTTGCATCGTAGACAAGCGCACGGAATCCGACGGCATGGGCGGCATCGTTGTCACATGGGCAGATGGCGCGCCGTTCCGTGCCGGATTCATCCGCAACAGCAGCACGGAAGCTCGGATTGCATACCAGAACGGCATCCGCGAACTTTTTACCATCGTCTTTTCCGATATGCTGGAATTGCTTCCGAACGACCGCGTGAAGCGGATTTCCGACGGCAAAGTCTTCCGCATCACGTCGGACGCGCGGGATATGACAACGCCGGAGCAGAGCGATATGCACTTTCGCGAGGCGGACGCGGAGGTGGTGACGGCATGATTGACTTGCAGCGGAAACTATACAAGTTTTGGAACAGTTTCACCTACGAGGGCAAGCCAATTCCCGCGTATGTTGAGGACGCAGTGCCGGAGGAAGCGTCTTTTCCCTATTTTGCGTTTCAGTTGCAAGAGGGAGACACATTCGGAAAATCTACAATGATTTGCACGCTGTGCTGTCAGGCGGAAAACGGCAGCAACGTCAACTTGCAGCGCGCCGCAATCCTTGACGAGGTTCGCCGCGCTATTCCGTCGGAGGGAACTGCAATCTATTGCGACGATGGCTTTATCACGCTGTACCGCAACAATAGCAACTTTTTCCGCCTCGAAGTGGACACGACGCTCAAGAGCGTCTGTTACGGGCGGATTTACTACGAAATCGTGACTTACTACACCTAACAGGAGGTAACAAAATGACGACTGGTCTTCGGGCAAGTACATTTGAGAACTTGCAGCTCAATGCCGGGATGTTTCTTGCTAATTTCGACTATTCCACCGCCACGGACGCGGCGACGCTGGGCGCGCTGCTGAAAACGGAGCGCGAAAAGACAAGCGGTTCTGCGCTGATTGGCGCAACGCGCGGCGGCGGCACGTTCGTCTGCACGCCCAACACGCGCAGCATCGAGGCGGACGGCAAGCGCGAGGAATGGAAAGGCAGCAGCGTCAACGATGGCTGGACTATTAAGCTGACGACTACCCTGCTGGAAATCAATGCCGACAACCTTAAGCGTTCTTTCGGCACTGCCGACGTAACGGACACGGAGAAGAAGCACACCATCAAGATTCGCACCGACATTAAGGATGCGGATTATATTGATAGCCTTGTCTGGGTGGGCGACACCTCGAAGGGCTATGTGCTGATTGCCATCAAAAACGCGCTGAACACGGCGGGCGCAACGCTGACGTGGACGGACAAGGGCGAGGGTACTATCCCGGTGGAGTTTACCGCGCATCAGGATGGGCTTGAAACCGACGGATATGCACCTTGTGAGGTCATTTTCTTCGACCCCGCCGCCTAACAACACGCGGCAGGGTTCGCGCCCTGCCGCACTTTCGTGAATTTTGAGGAGGAAAACGCATGAATACCGCAACCGCATTTGAGCAGATGGCGAACGCCATTCCGTACATCGACAAGCTGGTAAACAGCAAGGAAATGAAAGCCTTTGTGGAAGAAAAAAGCAAGGGTGACGTTGTCGGACGAGACATTCTGATGAAGATGCTGCCGATTTTGTACGCCAAGCACCCCAAGGAAACGATGGGCATTCTCGGCGCAATGCACGGAAAGACGGCGGAGGAAGTCGCAGAAATGGACTTCACCGAAACCGCCGCCATGATGGACAAGGACACGCTCGATTCGCTGTTTGCTTTTTTTACCTTTGCGCTTCGTCTGGGGTGCATCATGTAATCCCTGTGCTGTACAAATACCGTCCGCAAAACGTTCACGCGCTGGGGGTGCTTCTGGCGCACGAAACGCAGGAGGAAGCAAAACGTTGCTACATGGCTAATATGGCGTGGATGACGGTGCTTGCTATTTCGTCGTTCGGCGGCGCGAATCTTGAAATCCCGTCATACAGCGACGTTTTCGGCGAAGAAAAACACGAAACAAAGCAAAAAACAGCAGAGGAAATCTGCGACGATATTATAAACGGACTAATGGCGAGGGGAGGTGCAGAAGATGGCGGAAGCATTTGAGTTGTACGCAAGTTTTAAGATTGATACAAGCGGATACACGCAAGAGCTGAACAAAATCCGGCAGGAAATGGAGCAGTTTCAACAAGAGCTCAACAGCCTTGCTATTCATCCGACGTTTGACGGCGGACGTTTTCGGACGGAATTGCAGCAAGCGCAGCAGCAGTCCACGCAGGCGACGGAAGAAATCAAGCGTTTGCAGCAGCAAATCCAGTCCTTGCAGGAAGCCGCAGAGGATTCGGGGGACGATTCCAAAAACAGCATCACTGGGCTTCTAAAACGCATCGGCATCGTCGGCGAAATTGCAAGCGGACAGTTCCTCGGAAATATGTTTGTGAATGGCGTCAATACCGTTATCGACGGCGTCACAGGTTCAATCAGCGAATCAATCGAACTTGCGTCCGACCTTACGGAGACGCAGAACGTTGTTGATGTGACGTTTGAGGATTCCGCGTCCACCATTAACAAGTGGGCGCAGGAGGCTCTGAACGCCTACGGCATCACGGAAACCAAGGCGAAACAGTATTCGTCCACGCTGGGCGCTATGCTCAAGTCGATGGGCATCGCGGATGACCAAGTTCTTCAAATGTCTATGGACATGGCGGGGCTGGCGGCGGATATGGCGTCGTTCTACAACCTCGACCACGACACAGCATTTGAGAAAATCCGCTCCGGCATCTCCGGGGAAACCGAACCGTTGATTTTAGCGGCTTAATGGAGAAATCCATTCTGAAACTGCTGGTGAACGCAAGCAAAAGCGGTGTGCATGAAAATGCGCTAACGGTAAAACTCTAAACTTGCCAATTGCAAGCACGACAATACCGTGCCAAGCCGTCACGGACGGAAGGTGTAACGACTAATTGTAGCGTCGAGATTAGCACGACGCGAAGTGCCAGCCGCCCCCCCGAAAGGGCGAAGAGATAGTCTAATCCCCTACAAAATATCGGGAAACCGAGGGTATAAATGTAAAATCTTTGGGCATCAATATGTCCGTCGCAAACCTGAACGCCTTTGCCCTCGAAAAGGGCATGAATAAGGCGTTTGATAAGATGTCGCAGGCGGAACAAGCGACGTTGCGCTATCAGTATCTTCTGGAAGCCACGAAGGACGCTCAGGGCGACTTTGCGCGAACCGGGGACAGCTTCTCGAATGAAATGCGCAAGCTGCAAACAAACCTCGACCGCATTAAGACGGAGTTCGGCAAGGGTCTGCTGGGCGTTGTAACGCCCGCGATTTCGCTGCTCAACAACGTGCTGTCGGATAAGTCATACCAGTACACCACAGCCGAAAAAATCATGCAAGAGCGGGACGACGCAATATACGACGCAAAGGCGACCTATGCGCAGTCGCTCACAATCGTTAATTCCATGCGCAACATGGAGCAGGAGAGCGGCGAAGCTGTAAAGGCAACGAAAGCGTGGCAGGAAGCCCTCGAAAACCTTAAAAACGTTATGCCGGGACTTTCGCAATACGTTGATTTAACCTCTGACGCAATTATGGGCAACACAGAGAGAATTAAACAGTATGTGGATACCGTGAATGGCGTGTCGCTGTATGGTGCACATGATACCGCCGTTACCGATGCACAAGCAGCAGTTGATGAAACGGAAAAACAGCTTGAATCCCTATATGCACGCAGAGATTATCTAAACTCGCTAATTGTGGGGTCTAACGCTGAAGAAGTAAAAGCCGCATATCATGATGTAGTAGAAAATGCCTATCAGTCCTTTGTCCGCACAATGGCTGGAACAAATGCCAACTATACGTTTGCCAATACATTTGACGAATTTTTTGCATCGCAATATGATGAAGTCGACAGGGCGATTCGCGGGGTTGGAGATTCTTCCATAAATCTCTTCGATTTCGGAGACATGCAAGCTGCGGCGTGGAGCAAGCTCACAGAAGCAATGAGCTTGCAAACATTCGATAGCAGCGCCGCCGCCGGAGAATTGGAAGATGTTAATAGGCAAATCGAAGAAACTAACGATAAACTGAACGAGAATCAGACCGCGCTTGCAAGGGCAACAGCGGAATGGGAAGCGTACAAACGTGCACACCCGGAAGCCGAAGAACAGGTAAAATTCAACGAAGCCGTCGAGGACGAAAAGAAAGCCCTCGAAGACCTAAAGACCGCGCTGAAAGACGTGGAGACGTACCGCGCGGACACGCTGAAAAAGGCGCAGGAAGCCTACAAGGGCGTTGCGTCGGGCATGGGCTACATGGTAACGCACACGCGGGCGGAAATGGATAAGCTGCTCGCAACCGATTACAGCAAGGAAAATGTGCTTAGTTGGTACGGCACGAATGCGGATGCGCTACACGCCTATAATGATGCTTTGCAGCAAGCCGAAGCTGCTGGCGTTGACGTTGGCATTTTGTCAGGGCTTACTACATACTCTCGTGATAACGATGCGTACCTTTCGCGTCTGCTGAATCTAACGCCGGAAGAAATCAAGCAGCTAAATGCAGACTACCAGCGCGCCCGCGACGAAGAAAACGCGATGGCGGAAACCAAAACGCGGTATACGCTGGCGGACGATGAGACGTATCAGGCGATGCTGGAAACCGTGCAAAAGTCGCTCGAAGCGTTTGAGCAAAAGGACGCAATCGCGGCATACATGGCGGAAAATAACAGCGCGGTTTTGGCTGGCATCAACACAATGCGCGAGACGCTGGAAGCAGAAATTCCGGGCATCAATGCGCTTCTCGAACAGTTGGGGTTCAAGCAAATTGATTACGAACTGGAAGATAAGCCGTGGATATCCGATTTCTTCGTTCGCGGAGATGCTGACCAGCGAGAAGAAGATATTGCGCACGAGAAAACCGCCCCGACGCTCAAAGAGCAAGCGCAAGCACGCCGCGCCCGCGAACAGGCACGAGCGCGAAGCGGCTATGCGGACATGATTGAAGATGGGCTAATGCCCGACGACATCAAAGCCCGCGCACAACGGTGGAATCGGCTCGTCGAAATGAAAACGCAGGAAATGAACGACATCGTTGATATTTTGGAACAGCGCATGGAGGAAAACCAGCGTCAGCGTGAAGCCGAAGAAGCGGAGCAGTGGAACAATCGAGCAACAAAAGATATGCCGCCACTATATATGATGGACACGATTATTGCCAACGCAGCGCACCCTAAATTTGTGCCGAATACATACATCGGCGCACCTTCGAGCGAACAGCAAGAAAAAACAACGGGCGGCAATGTTTTCTCCGCCATCGAAAGCGCCATTGACGCAGCAAAAGAAATCGAAAGTAGAACGATACAGGAAGATTTTGTAACGCAGTCTATTTTCAATGCGCTTGGAGAAATGATGGAGAACTACAAGGAAAGCCTAAGAAACAATAGCGCACCCAACATTTTTAGCAATAGCGACGGCGTTCTCGTCGTTAAAGTTACAAACCCGGACGAAATTGCGAACGCGGTTTCCGGGCTTCCGCCAACAACCATCAATAACACATTCAGCGTGGACGGCAAAACCGTCGCAACGGAGGTTGCTCCCATTGTTAACAAGATAATCGGCAGGGGCATCCGTGGAAATCTGATGGAGGTGGCGCGATAAATGGTAACACGATACCGCGCGTGGATGGGTGAGGAAGCGCTGGAAGACCTCGACCCGTCCATTATCATCATCGACATTTCGGAGGACGCGCCGAAGGAAGCCGTGACAACCGAAGCACGCCCCGGCGGGGGAATGTACCTCACCGGGCAGCTTCGGCAGTCCATCACGGTAACAATCGCCGTGGAAATCCACGAAGCAAACACCATCCACAGGCAGCTTGTCCTCGGTAAAATCATGCGCTGGGGCAGCGGTGGACAGTACCTGCGCACGTCATACCGCCCGGAACAGCGATTATACATCGACAGCATCGAGGCGGCGAGTGTTTCCGCGCTCAAGTGGACGGATACGCTGGGAATCAAGCTGACGGCATACCAGCGTCCGTGGTGGGAGGAAGCAACTGTTTCCAAAATGGAAACAGTTGAAGCAAGCAAAAGTGGCATCCTGACGGTTTACAACCGCGGGGAAATGCCCTGCCCACTGGAAGCCGTTTTTGTGGCAATCGACACGCTTACAAGCATTGCAATCATTTGCGGCAACGAAAAAATCGCGCTGACGAACATCAACGTGAAAACAGGCGAGGAAATCCGCATAGGACACGACGATAACGGCATCCAGCAAATCACGGCGGCAGGGCAATCCGCAATGGGAAACCGAAACGGGCAGTCCGCCGACGAAATCACGCTAAAACCCGGAATCAATAAGGTGTCGTTCAGCGGCGACGGGCTTTTGTCGCTAACGGTTACGGCGAGGGGGCGGAAATATTAACTACAAAGCATATGGCACACCGCAGGAAGTTTCCATGAAATCATGGTGGAAGTGCGCCTTGATTATAAACCACGAGACGGGTGAAGCGACTGGATGGGATATTGACCCCGAACACAAGCCGACAATCGCAAGAGCAAAAGTTACATTTCCGGTTGTTCTTCCTGCTGACGCAGTGATTACATCCGCGCGAGTTCACGCCGACTTCCGCAGGGATGTTTTTGGTAACCAGCAGAAGCAGGACGTAAACGACGTTCATGTGGACGAGGCAGGATTCGCAACCGTGACGCTTCCTGACGGCGCAAGCACAACGTCTTTCGTTGCGACACTTTCCTTTCAAGCGTGGGGGACGGTGCATCAGGATAACACAACAGAATTTTATATTGAGCCCACTGTCCGCGACATCTACCTCACAATCGACTATGTTTCCGGCATCATCCCAGACCCGGACGCAAGCAAAGCATACACAAACAACGTTCGTTTGCCGCGTCTGCTGGACAAAAATCTACGAGAAATCAAGCGCTTGCGCCCTTCTTCGTTGTCTTTGTCGCTGACAATCGACGATATTTCCACCGCGAGCATGACGCTCGTGGACGGCACATGGATGGACGCAACGCAGTTCGTGGAGTTGTACCACATCGGCGGCAGCGTCGGCATCTTCCGCTTGCGCTCGGACACACAAAATTTCCGCAACTACGCAACGCAGGAAGTCAATCTTGACCACGCTATTTCCACGCTGATGGACGGACTTCTCCCGGAGCAGCTAAAAATCGGCAGCGCATCCGTTGACGCGGTTGACGTGCTGGCGCAACTTCTCACCTACCAGCCGGAAACGCGCTGGCAGATGGGGACGTGCGAGTTATCGCAACACCTCACATACGATTTTGACGCAGGGACGAACATCTGGACAGCAATCAACAACGTCAAGAACTTGTCGCCCGCAGAAATGATGTGGCAGTACGACTTTTCCACCCATCCGTGGACGCTCAATCTCGTTAATATGCCAAACACCGTCTCCTGTGAAGCGCGTTTTAACGGCGCGCTAACCAGCGCAACGGTCAGCACCGACCGCGACGACCTTGTGACCCGTATGTACGCATACGGTAAAAACGGCATCACCGTTGGCACGGTAAACGATGGCAAGGACTACATCGACGCGGACACCATCAACGAGTGGGGCATCGTGTGCGGCAAATACTCCGATAACAGCATCACGGACAAGGAAACGCTGCTGGAAAACGCAAAGAAGGAACTGGCGAAAAAGAAAACCCCGCCAATTTCCATTGACGTTTCCCTTGTGGAGCTTTCCGCCATAACAGGATTGCCCTACGACCATTTCCGGCTGGGGAGCATCTGCCGGGTTGCAATGCCTAAATTCGGGCGCTGCTACGATGAGCGCATTCTCACGCTCAACGCGGACAATGTGCTGCTTGAGCCGCAAAAGGTACAAGTCACCATGTCAACGGAGGGCAAGAGCGTCAGCGGCATCATTGAGGCGCTGGGCGGCAAGAGTGGACTTATTTCCGCCGGAACGGAATAAGGAGGACGCATGAATGAGTTAAATTATACTTGCAACCTGTCTGCTGGGTTGCGGATGACACCGCTCAAAGCGGCGCTTGTGCAAGGCGAAGCAAACGCCCACAAGATGAAAATCGCGTTTGAGAAGGACGGCGCGCCATACAGCATGGATGCGGGCGCAACGATTGTCGGCAGCTTTATCAGGCTGGATAGCGTCGCAAGCACGGACGATAACCCGACAATTCTTTTGCAAGGCGCGGTCAACGACGGCGTGGCATCCGTGACGCTTTCCGCTGCTTGTTACGCGGTTGTTGGGCGTTTCCGCCTGATGGTCACGGCGACGGTCGGCGAGGACACGACGGCTATCTTGTGGCTTGAGGGACGCGTCGCGGCGGGGGCAACCGGGACGGTGTACGACCCGGATAACGTCATTCCCGACATTACAACGGTGCTTGCAAAAGTGGAAGACTGCAAAAACGCAGCGGCAAGCGCGAATGCAGCGGCAGAAAGCGCAACATCCGCAGCGCAGCAGTTTCTGGGGAAGTACATCACGGACGAGGAAAAATTGTTACTGCTGGAACTGCTGCAAATGGCGGCGTATCGCTCAAACACTGCTGCACAAAATTATAGCAAACTATATGCAGCGTGGAAGGACGATGTATCAGCGCTTGAGGCACAGCGTCCGCGAATCGTTAGCGTTGAAGCGGACAAAACGACAATCGCCGTCGGAGAAAGCGTGACGTTCACGGTGACGCAGAAGAACGCGGCATCAATCCGCTTCCTTGTGGACGGCGCAGTAAACGAGCGAATCTATGACGTTCAGCAGGAAACGATAACATTCACAAAGCAGTTTCAATCTACCTGGAGCGGAACGCGGATTGTTGCATTCCAGGCGGTTGACGCGAGCAGCAACGTCGGGCTGGAATCGGATAGTATCATCATCACAATTAAGGAGGCGGCACAAAATGGCGTGGAATCTAATCCGCAGGAATAACGGCGAGACTATCCACAAGGACTATGTTGAGTGGATGTTGGATAACGCCGCCGACATCTCCAATGGCACAGAGCCGAGGGAGTCTGGAAGCATCGGAAGTCTGGCGTACACCGCCGGGTTCGGCGCGATGTGGCAGAAGGACGCGCAGGGCGCGTGGGTGAAGCTGGGAGGTGGCACGAATGGTTGACGCAAGCACGATTGGTGTGATTCAGGCGCTTTATGGCGTTGGTCCGAATGGCGGGATTCCAACGGCGCTGGTGACAGACAAGACGCTGACGCTTGAGAACCGCGCTGCGGACGCAAAGGCTGCGGGCGATGCTATCCGCGCGGTTACGAATACCGCCAACACGCTTTCCGCGCGCGCGAATGTTTTATCTGGCAGTGTGTCCGGCTCGTCGATTACTGCGACGGATTCTTTCGCCGCGCCTTTTGTCGGGCTGCGTGTCTGCGGCAAAAGCACGCAGGACGGCACGCCGCTCCCGACTGCGCCCGTGCCGATTGTCAGCGCGGGTGACGGCGGAACGGTGGTGGTCACGGTGTCGGACGGCGCGAATAATTCGCAGACGCTGACGCTGCAAACGCCGAATGCGCTGCCGGGCATCCCGGTCACATCCGGCGGGAACTACACGGATGAAAGCGGGCAGCAGTGGGTGTGCGATGAGGTGGATTTGGCGCGCGGGGTGCGCGTGCAGCGCATCACCAAAATCAAGGTGACGTCTTCGCTCAACTGGCAGATGTCTGGACAAAAGGTTGATAGATACTTTGCGTGGTTCGCTGGCACTTCTGCGACAAATGTTCTTTGTACGCACTTTTCCACCACGGTAGGTTCGGAAGTCATCGGCGGCGCTATCGCCAATCAAAACAACCTCATCGGCTTTGCATACGCACAAAAAGGCGCATCAACACTTGATGAGTTCAAAGCATTCCTCGACGCGAACGAGGTATATGTTTGGACATCGCTTGCAGAACCCGTCGAAACCGCTCTTTCCGCCGCTGAAATCAGCGCGTACAAGGCGCTGACCACCTACGCCCCGACGACCGTCATCAGCGTGAGCGGCGGCGCTGGCGCGACGGCAACGTATCAGCGCGACGTGACCATTGTAATCAAAAATCTTGAGGATGCGGTTGCGTCCATGACGCAAAATTAAGGAGGTATCTTTATGGCTATTAGTAGTAAGGCACGGCACGATTTGACTCTCCGCGCGATTAAGCGCGAGATTTCCGCTGGACGTGATGTGGCGTTTTGGCTCGACAAGGCGTACACGCACGTCGATAACGGGCTGTTTAATGAGGATGACATCGCGGAAATCGAGACGCTGGCGCAGGCGTACTATGATTCGCTGGACGCGGCGGAAAATAAGGAAGACGCGGCAACAATCTAAGTTGCAATTGGTAGCAAGTTAGTTGCAAGTTAGTACCAAGTTTGTACCAAGTTTGAGGAGGTGTCATCATGCCCAAAATCGCAGTATGCGCCATTCTGGGCGACTTCCAGCGGATGCTTTCCGAGCACTGGAAGTATACGGCTGGTGCAGCGGAGGCGGGGAACGTTGACTGCTCCGGCGCGTTTGTGTGGTCATACCGTCAGCACGGACAGCACATCTACCACGGCAGCAACCGAATTGCGCGGACGGAAATTGTTGAGCTTGTCCCGATTTCTGCCGCAAAGCCAGGAATGGCTGTTTTTAAGTGCCGGAATCCGGGTAATTCGCGGTATGCCTTGCCGTCTGGCTACAAGCAGGGCGGAAAATACTACAATGGCGATTTGAGGGATTTTTACCACATCGGGCTGATGGGTGAGGACGGCAAGGTTCTCAATGCGCAGAGCAGCGCAACAGGCTTCGTCGCTTCACCCGTCAAATCGTGGACGTGTGCAGGATACCTCAAAAAGGTCGAATACAAGGAGGATACACCAATGGTGGATGATAGCAACGATGTTATTTGCGTCGGACGTGTGACAGCGCAGAGCGGCAGCACGGTCAATCTTCGCGCAGAGCCGAGCAAATCCGCAAAGGTACTGGAAAAAGTTAAAATCGGCACTTCTGTCAACGTCATCGGGAATAGTGGCGGATGGCTTCACGTCGAGACGGAGACGAATCAGGGCTACATGATGGAGGAGTTTGTCGATGTGGGTATTTCCAAAACGGAAACACCCACGGTCTCTGAGCTTGCAGAACGCATCGAAAAGCTGGAGGAACGCGTCACAGCACTGGAAGGCGGGGTAGGTTGAGATGGAGAAGATCACCGCCGATAAACTGATTCTGGCGCTGGGCGTGATTCTCGTTCTGCTGGGAGCATACAATACATTTTATACCGCGCGAAAAAATGCGCGGGATGAACGCAAGAGACAGGAGCAGCCAACAAACGCGCTGGCATCCAGCGTATCTGACATCAATCGCAAGCTGGATACAGACAAGCGACGCCTCGATGGGCACGAAGAGCGCATCGGCGGCTTGCGTGACGGACTGATGGTAACGTGCGCCGGAGTACAGGCACTTTTGGAGCATGAGTTACACAACGGCAACGCCGACGAAATGACGGCGGCAAGCAGGGAAATTGATAATTGGTTGAGGGGCAATGCCCTAAAGGGAGGAAATGCAAAATGAGTGAGAATTTGAAGCGTAAACTGACAAGCCGCAAGTTCTGGGCGGCGGTTGTGTCCTTTGTGACCATGCTGATTATGGCGTTCGGCGTGGCGGATGAAACCGCAACACAGGTCGGCAGCATCATCATGGCGGGTGCTACGGTCATCGCCTACATCATCGGCGAGGGCATGACGGACGCGGCGGCAGTCGCGGAGGGCAAGGATAAACCGAAGGAGTAACGCATGAGCCGCGAAGTCGTATGGACAAAAGCGGTTGTAGATGCTTTTGTGGATGAAGCCTGCTTGTCCGATGAAGAAGAGCTGATTATCAGGTCGCGGGCGAAAGGCTGGACACGCACAAAGCAATCAATGCAGTACAATATGAGCATTCGCAAGATTGACTATATTATACACACGCTTAAAAACAAGTACGACGAGGCGCAGAAATACTCCGAGATTTTACCCAAAAGGAATATAAAGAAAGCCGGGACGTAATGTCCCGGTCTTTTTTTTGTTGTACACTATTCTTGCGCCTGACGCTTGCACTCAACGTCAAGTTCCGGATACACCCCCGCGATTTTCGCAAGGGTTTCGGTTTTTAGGCGATGGTACAACTCTTCCTTGCCGACAAGCCCGAAAAGGTCAATCAATTTGTCGTCATATTCACAGAGATTATGGCGAACAAAATTTACCATCCAGCGCTCCAGCGTCTCGGTGTTTGGGGTCGCCATATCCACATTGCCGTGTTCGAGAAACCATTCTTGCTTTGCGTTCAGCGTCGCCTCTTCCAGAACGGGCATATCCCAGCGCGTAACGTGGATGGAAGCAATGAGGTCATCGGCAATGACTTCGGCATTCTTGCGTTTCGTTTCGACGGCTTTTGCGGACGCTGCTTTCCGTGCGGCTGCTTTCGCCGCCATCGTCTGGAACTCCTGCGTCTCCATGACGGAACGCACATCATCCTCGCGCCACAACTTCATGGGCGCGGAGGACGCATAATGTGGATTCCGTTTTAGGACGGGCGACGGCAGCAGCTTATCTATCATAGACTTTGTGAAGCCCATGGACAAGACAGTCGCTTGAGAAATAAGCTGTTCTTTTTGCTTTTCCGGCATGGTGTCCTCCTTCGCGTGGCGCGCAATGTCATCGCGGATGAGCTGCTTCAAGTACGCCTTCATGGTTTCAAGGGATAGGCATCAGCTTCGGCGGATGCCTTGAAAGTGGCTGCAAGTGGATTCTCCTTTCAAGTTGTTAAAAATTGTAGACAACGGAATCCCAAATGAATTTTTGGTCGAACTCGTAGAACATATACTTGTAAAAGGTAATCAATTGATTGTGGGAAAAAACGTTGTGTGCGCTGATGAGCTGTGAATCCGCTTTGCCTTCGTCAAGGTAATAATAGATTTGGAAATCCGCTTTCCCTTTGCTATCAATTCCGCGCCAGATTTCAGGTCTTTGGTGGGATGGGCGGCAATCCAATCGCCCAGAAATGCGTTTTGCGTCGAAAAGGCGGAATCCTCCATCAGCGCTTTGTTCGTCACTTGCTTTCTCATATGATACACTCCCTCAAAATAATTTCCGTCGTTGCAAGCCTGGATAATCAGCGCCCGCGTACCATGCCCGCGGGCAGGCAAAAATGATTTTGGGGCGGTAGCTCACTTACAATTCTCTGTCTTATACATAGCTTGCACCTTTCTGCCCTCGACCTCCGGGGCGGGTGCATGGTTATTCTTCGTCCTGCTGATAAACATCATTGATTTCGTTTGTTTCCAGCACATCCCAATCATCGTATTCGATGTTGTGCGCCGTCAAAATAACGGCACCGTGGATTCCGTCTTCGTATTCAGCGAGTTTGTCATACATTGCTTTCGCTGCTTTGTAGTCGCTTCCGTCGTAATAAGCGCCATCACAAGCAGCGATAAAACTGCGGTAGCCATCGCGAACTCCGTCAACGACTTCGATTTCCACAACGAAATGGTCATACTGACTTTCTACGTCCAACTTACGAGTTTCTTCCATTTTTCTTACCTCTTTCTGTCCGGGGGCTTATATTTTGTGCCCCCCCTTGACACTATGTATTATATCACAAGTTGCGCAACTTGTCAATGCTTTTTTAAGATTTTTCGCAAGTTTTTTGCGCTCTTTCCGCAAGCCACTGCGATACGGCAAGGCGAATGACCGCAGAATCACTCAGCCCGATTTTTTGCCCAATCTCTTTAATCTGCGCGTTCTGCTCGTGCGTCACAATGACGTTCTTAACGATTCTATTCCCATCTTTTTTTAACATTTTTTGTTCCTCTCAGTTTTATTTTTTTATCCGCGTCGTCCAGCACCAAAATCCCGGTAATGCACGCGGAGAAGTTGCGGGTTTCCTCCCATGACGCCATCTGCTCGATGGAATCAGATGTTGTACGTCTCGCCGCGGACGTTGAAGGTTTCGCCAATCTTGAAGGGCTGCACGGTATCTTCCGGCTTTTCTTCCTCTGCGCGGACGATTTCCGTGATTTCTGCGTAGGGATATTTCAAAACCAGCCCATCCCCAGCCATGCCCGTGAAGTTCTTCGGACCGCAGGAAAGCACCTTCATCGGGTGGTTCTTGTACCGTCCGATGCGGACGATGTAACCCGGCTTCACGTTCTCTCGACTATACTGTACGCCGCCCAGCGCGTCCATTGCGTCCTGATAGTAGCCCAGTTTGTCCAGTTCGATTTCGATGCGTTCCGCCCAGTAGTCGATTTGTTTGGCATATCCTTCCGCCTTTTCTGGAGACGTCTTTGAGTACAGTTCGCACATGTCGATGTTGCGCTTAAACTTGCGGATCGACGCTTCGCATTCTTCTATGCGGCGATTCAGAAACGCGCGGTCACGCATTTCCGGGCGGTCTGCCGTCTTTCGTGCAGTCTGCGCCCGATGACGATAGTATTCGGACTTATTAAATTCGTCGAAGCCCTTCTCGTACGCCGCGAACATCTTGTCCCGCTGACGGGTGAACTTCCGCCCTGCGCTGGTGTTGATATTGGGCTGCGTGAAGAAGGCAATATCGCCATGTCGGTCGTTGATGGGCTTCTGGAGAGCTTCGCCCTTTGCACAGGCGGCGTCCGCCTTGATTTCAAGGCGTTCGGCACGATGTTCGGCGCGTTCTGCCTTGCGTTCCTGCTGTTCGGCAAAGCTCAGGCGTTCGCCCTGCTCGCCACCGTCACCCAATCCGATGGACTGCGCCACACGTTCTGCGCGCCACAGATTCGGTTCTTTCGCGCGGCTAATCCAGCACCCGGAGCGACGACCCCAGAGGAACGCGCTCTTAATTTCAGAACGCTGTTCGTCCGTCAGTGCGTCGTATTCCGGCTTGTCGAAATGCAGCTCCAGCTTGCCGGTTTCGCGGTTGTGAATGTAATAGCTGATATCCACGTCCTACATCCTTTCTTGATTTGAAAACGTAGTATTATCCCCAGACGTGCTGCTGGACGTACTGCCCGCTGTCACGGTCAAAGTGCATCAGGGTTAAATCTACCCCGGTGCGCGCGCACTCCGCCACAAGCGCCGCCGTGCAGGCGGTCAGACCGGTTACATACACTACCAGTTTCCGCAGCCCAACGAACGCCTGAAGCCGGAGGAACACCTGAATGTCGCTATGGCGGTTGGCGACGTTTGGCGCTGGTCCATCGCAGGACGTGCCGATTCCGACGCGTTCCAGAAGGAACGTGCGGATTGTTTCCCTCATCGCCTCGAAGTCGAGAGGATTGACATCCCCCTCGAAGATGTACTCCGCACAGGGCATCTCGTGACGCCCCTTAATAAGACCGACAGTAATAGTTTCCATATATACCTTCTTTCTGTCCGGGGCTTTTATTTTGCACAGCCCCTTGACACTATTATTATATCACAAGTTACGCAACTTGTCAATGCTTTTTTAAGATTTTTCGCAAGTTTTTTTGCATCTTTCCAGCGCTTTGTCTGCATCTCCCCACCGCCAGAATCGCCTATACTATAATTAGTAGGAGGTGGTGCGGTGTATATCCACTACAACCCTAATCCGCGCGGCTTGCGCGTCGGGGATTGCGCTGTCCGTGCAGCATCAAAAGCGGCAGGGGAGACGTGGGGCAGCACCTATGCGGCGCTCTGTGCGCTGGGTTATGACTGCGGGGATATGCCTAACGCCAATCACGTCTGGGGACGGTACTTGCATGAGCGCGGATTCACGCGCCACGCCCTGCCGGATACTTGTCCAATCTGCTATACCGTCGCGGATTTCTGCCGTGAACATCCGCGCGGGGTGTACGTCCTCGGCATCGGCGACCACGTTGTGTGTGCCGTAGACGGGGACTGGTACGACGCATGGGACAGCAGCGCGGAAATACCAGCGTATTATTGGGAGAGGGAGGATTGATGTATGGCGTATGGTTATCCACAATATTATCCACAGATTCCGTATTATAACGCGCAGCAGACAGCGATGCCCGACCAGCTTGCGCAGCTTCGAGCAGCACAGCAGCCGATGATGCAGCAGCCAGCGCAGCCATCAAGCAACGGACTGATTTGGGTGCAAGGTGAAGCCGGAGCGAAGAGCTACCTTGTCGCCAACGGTTCAAGTGTTCTATTGATGGATAGCGAGAAGCAGACGTTTTACATCAAGTCTGCGGACGCGGCAGGAATGCCATCCATGCGCACGTTTGACTACACAGAGCGAAGCGCATCCGTAAAGCCATCCAGCAGCGCGCAGGACGCGCCGGAGTATGTGACGCGGGACGAACTCAACACGCTGACGAAACGCCTTGAAGCGCTGGAAGGGCGCAAGAAGAAGGGGGTAACGCAGGATGAACCCACTGTTTAATGCACTTGGTGGCGGGCAGATGCCCGGAGCTATTGGCGACTTCCAGCGGATGATGCAGCAGTTCCAGCAGTTCAAGGCGACGTTTCAGGGCGACCCGGAACAAGAGGTTCGCAAACTGATTGCATCCGGAAAAATCTCGCAAAACCAGCTTAACCAACTGCAACAGGCGGCGCAGATGTTGCAATCGTTCCTCGGTTCTTAACTTTGGCTATATTTGTTGCGCAACAATTTAGCATATACTTCAAATTCCGAAAGGAGAAAAAACATGAGTATGACCTCGGAACTCTCCGCTTCTGACGTGGCTCTGCTTTCCGGCAGAAACAGCAACCAGAACGGCGACGGCTTCTTCGGTGGCAATGGCGCATACTGGATTATCATCCTTTTCCTCTTCGTTTTCTGCGGCTGGGGCAATAACGGATGGGGTGGCTTTGGCAATCGCAACGGCGGACAGGGTTCCGTCATGGACGGTTACGTCCTCACCTCCGACTTCGCCAACATCGAGCGGAAAATTGACAACGTGAACAGCGGCTTGTGTGACGGATTCTATGCACAGGCGCAGCTCACCAATGGCGTACAGATGCAGATGGCTAACGGCTTCGCTCAAGCGGAACTCTCCCGCGCCAATCAGCAAACCGCGCTCATGCAGCAGCTTAACGCGATGCAGGCACAGGCGGCGGATTGCTGCTGCAAGACGCAGACGGCGATTCAGGGCGTGAACTACAACCTTGCCACTCAGGCTTGCGACACTCGCAACACCATTCAGAGCGGCGTTCGCGACATTTTGGACAACGCCAACGCTAACGCCCGAGCGGTGATTGACGCACTGACGGCACAGCGCATCGAGGCGAAGGACGAGAAGATTGCGGCGCAGAATCAGCAGATTTTCGGCTTGCAGCTCGCCGCGTCTCAGGCAGCACAGAACCAGTATCTTGTGAATACGATTCGTCCTTGCCCTGTTCCGGCGTACACGGTAGCCAATCCGTTCTGCTGCAATCAGGCGCAGTATTGCGCTGGTTAAGCTCCGGACAGCTTCCTGCCTGTGCAGGATGAGCCGATAAACGGCAACTGAAAAAAGCGGTGGGGCGTTGATTGATTCGCGCCCTGCCGCTGAAAGGAGAAAAATCATGGCTGAATATACTGCGGCGGCGGCGCAAACCGTCGCCAATGGCAACAACGTCCTTTTTACTGCAACGCCCGTCTGCGCCACGCGGTGCATCGTCCATCGTGAAGGCTCTGGCATCGTGACGCTGCGAGGCATCACCAACGGACAGTGCCGCGCACGTTTCCGCGTCAATTTTGGCGGCAATATCGCTATTCCGACGGGCGGCACTGCCGGAGCTATCTCTGTTGCGCTTGCAATCGCGGGTGAGGCGCTTCAGGCTTCTACCGCCATCGTCACCCCTGCTGCGGCGGCGCAGTACCAGAACGTCAGTATTGATACCTTTGTTGATGTTCCGGCGGGGTGCTGCACGACAATTAGCGTCAAAAATACCGCTGGCGTGGATATTGACGTGCAGAATGCCAACCTGATTGTCACGCGGGTTGCGTGAGGAAAGGAGAAACGCAATGAAATATCTTCACGAACTTAAAGAAAAACTCTGCGAAGAGCTGCAAGAGATTGCGGAGAAGCAGGACATGTCTGCTGGCGACCTCGAAGCCGTCCACAAGCTGACGGACACCATCAAAAATATCGACAAGATTGAGATGCTGGAAGCAGACGGGTACAGCAACAATGGCGTTGACTGGGAAGCGCGGGGCAGTTATGACGGTATGTACCGCGATGACCGATATAGCCGCCGTGGGCGCGATATGCGCGGGCGGTACAGCCGCCACGACGGCACGGACAAGCGCCTGATGGACGAGCTGGAAGAGTTGATGCGCACCATCGAGCCTGGGAAGCGTGACGTGATTCGACGGGCACTGGAAGAACTGAAAGAAGCATAACGGAAAGGGGCTGGCTGCGTGGTTACGCTGACGTGGATTGATGGGCAGATTGAGAAGGCAATCGAAGAGGGCAACAATCCGCAGAACATCCGCGATTTGGCGGCGCTGATTACAGTGCGTGAGTACCTCGCCACGCGGTCAGCCCCGAAAGCCGATGCACAGAGTGTGCAGGAATCCGCCGATGACAAGAAACGCCGGGATGCGGTTGTCCTCATGACGCATAGCGCGGACTTGGACACCGTGCCAACCATCCAGCAGGTGGAGACGGCGCTGCATTCCATCAGCGTCAACACGCCGGAGGAACGAAAGCGTGTGCAGGACGCGAAGAAGTGGGCACAGATTATCTCGCAGAAAAACGCTTGACAAGATGCACAGAAACGTTTATAATAATAGTAAGAATCTCGCCGGAGTACACGAGGGTGATTCACCAGCACGCATAGCGTGCGGTAGTCGTGCCGGGTGATTCTTTTTTTTTACAAGTATATACCGGTATCTTCCTTTCTTTCATCCCCTCATGCACAGCACTGCATGGAGGGGCTTTTTTTGACCCCCGTTTTGACTACTTCGTGCGACGGAAAGAGAGTCAAAATTGCGAATTTGGGGATTGCGCATTTCGGCTGATTGCGCTGCAATCAAGCATTATCAAGGGATTGCAAGGCGACTGACATCAGCACCATAAAAACGGCAACTTCCTCCAGCGGGAA